GTGACTGCTGCACCAGAACTATGTGTTGCAGCTGTAGTTCCTCTTACCTCTCTTGTAACTCCCGTTAATTCTTTTGATGCGCTGATACCTGTATAAGATATTTCTTCACTTCCTATTTGCACAAAGTTTGTACCTGCTGTAGGAAACAAAGCATCATTAACCAGTATGATACCTGTAGTTTGTGAACCATTGATACCTGCAGATAGAGTGGTTGTAGCTGAACCAACATCTTCACCACCCCATGATCCAAGTGACCAACCAAAACCTTTCGCTTGTACAGCTGGTCCTACAGGATAATAATGCTGCACTCTAACACCACCTGATGTAGTTGCACCAGATCCTGTTTCATTTGATGGCATTGTAATTGTAATAGTTGTGGATGATGGCACGGATGTTACCATAAATTTTTTATCATTAAAATCAGATGCTCCAAAATCAGAATTTGTTATTGCAGAAAAATTATCTAATAAAATAATATCAGAGGCACTTATGTTGTGATCTCCAGAAAAAGTTAAAGTCACAACCGCTGATCCGTTGGTCGTGCTAAATGCACTTGTAAGCGTTGTTGTAGATTTAATAGGATGTATGTCATAATATGCACCACCAGAGTATGCGTATAAAATTCTATTTGTACCGATGATTGCATATTTTCTAGCTGAACTATTTACAAAGTGATGTAGTCCACGACCTGCACCTGTAAGATTATCGGACCCTAATTGTGACCAACCACCTATTTTTTCAGGTGTACCATATCTAAATCTAACATTATCACAATCAACCCACTGACCCTCTGCTCCAGTTTCTGTGATTTGTTTGTTAATACCTGGCTGAAAACCTATCTTTTGTAGCATAATAAATCCATATATAGCAAATTTATTACTTATTTAACAGAATAAAAGCACGGGGGTGTGGTGTGGTGGTGCCCCCGTACCAACGTAAATAATAGACTATTTTTTAGAATTAGTCAACTTAACACCTTTAAACCAAGCAGGTAGACCTATTAAAGATCTCTTATCTAATTCGTTCTCTTTGGCATTTTTAGATCCTGCTCTATTATAGTGTAAGAATACTTGTCCACAATTTTTACCTGTAAATTCTTCTCGCCAATGTTCTAAATCACAACCAGAATATATTAACATATCTCCTGGTTTTAAATCTATTTTAATACCTGCTTGACCAGTTCTACCTGTAGGATCAAGATATATGGGCCACGGGTCACCACCTAAATTTAGCGTAGTAGATATTTCACAAGAGTATCTATCTTTATGACGAGCTAAAATATCACCTTGTTTATATATTCTTGCGTATGAGTATGTTTCACTTAATTTTAATTTTGTGTGTTTTTCCATTACAGGCTTTACTTCTTTTAACAAAGTCTCCATCGCCACATCTGCGTAATTTGAATATGTATTAGGGACTTGTTCATCATTCCATATGCCCCAATATTCTGTAAAGGGTGAAATATATTTTGTATCAAACAAAACTCTTGCAACATTTCTTTTATTTAAAAAATATTTATAAATAAAATCTGCTAACTCTTTTGAGATAGCATTTTTTAAAACAGTGTATTTATTTTTTTTGAACGACATTTAATACTCCTTTTGGTATAGCTTGACAATTCCAATGTATAAATCTAAACGGTTCATAACCCATGTCTACAATATATTGATGCGGCATGTATGATGGAAAAAATATAGTTCTTCCTGGTTTAACTTTATAATTAACTTGTGAAGATGCATATGTTATTTTTGATTTATCTTTTTCTGGTAAAAGATTCATTACGTTACCAGGTCTTGGATCTTCAAATAATGGTGTAGACGTAGCCTCACTTGCTTTTAAAAAATAAAACCCAGACATGTGTCCGTTCCAATGTGTGTGTAATGCATGGTGTCCTGCACCTTGTTTAGCAAACTCTTGAACCCACATTTCTGTAACAAATAGTTGGTAGTGTGTTAAATCAAAACCCATTTCTTCTAATAAATTATGTGAAGTTGCACCCACGTAATTTTGCAATTCTAAAAATTTAGGATCATTTATCAAAGATGTTGAATGAAATACATGGCCCATATCTCCTTTATCTCCAAATTTTTTATTTCTTTTATCTATTGTTTTTTTTAAATTTTTTTTAGATTGTTTTATATAAGGGTCAGAAGCTTTGTTTAATTCTTTAACAAAACTAGGTTCATCATTATACCAAATAGGACATTTAAATACGTCCTCTCTAAATAATTTTTGTGGAAAAGTTTTCATTTAAACGGCCATCCTAAATTCCAAATAACTAAACTATTACGTTCTCCACTTTTAACTGGACAAACTCTATGCCACACAAAAGAAGGAAACACAACTAAAGATCCTTTAGGTAATATTTCTTTACATTTCACAATATTAGGTTTTTTATCAGGATCTAAATTTCTAAAGTCAAACTCTAATTCACCACCTTTATATTCTTTTGGATCTGATAATGTAACTGTTACAGATAACTTTCTAATTTTACCATGTGACGGATCATTTTGATTTTCTTTTATGTAAGGTTTATCCCAACTATCACAATGCCAATCATAATATTGTCCTTTTTTATATTTTGTAAATTGACAAGACTCAGACCAATTCCATTCAAAATTCCAACCTGCATTTTGATTTGCTTGATTAATGTATGGTTGTATCTCTTTGTATATCCATCTGTCATTCATCCATACAATATTAGAATCTCGTTTTGTTTTTAAATCTTTTATTTCTTTTTTATTTAATTTTCTATTACCATACCCACCAGTGACTGCCATCTGATCTTGAAGTTGATGACCATATTTTACAATATCATCACAAATACGTGAAGGTATTGCTGATTGAAAAAACCAATAGTAATTTGTTAAATTCATATTCTTTCTTTTACCACCATAAAAACAATATATATGTTTTTATGAAACTGTCAATGTTCCAGAAACTGTAAACGTAGCTAATTTAGCACCACTAGGATGAGTCCCAGTTGAATTTGTACAAGGTGTTACTGCAAAAGTAACTGCACTTGGTCCACTTACAATAACAATACCAGAACCTCCTGTTCCACCTATGTTATTACCTGAACCTGGTTGTCTTCCAGCACCACCACCGCCACCTCCTGTGTTAGCAGTTCCAGCAGTACCATTAGCTCCTTTACCTCCAGCTCCTCCTCCACCTGATCCTCCAGGACCAGCTGGGTCAGGCACCGATGGAAAATTTCTTGCTCCACCACCGCCACCACCAGCGTAAACAGTACAAGAATTATTTATATTATTTGTCACACCAGCTCCACCTGTTGCTTCAGGTCCACCTGCTGCACCTGCTCCACCACCTCCAGCACCACGTTCTTGAGGAGCGTTTGAATTTCCATCATTTCCTTGAGGTGGACTTGTAGGAGGTGTATTACCACAACCTCCTCCTGGTTGTCCTCGTCCTGTTCCACCACCAGATCCTCCACTTCCTCCAGCTCCAGATCCACCACCAAAACCACCACCAGTTGATGTGATTGTACTAAATACTGAATTACTTCCTTGAGTTCCATTTCCAGTATTTTCTGGATTTCCATTAAAACCTGATCCACCTGCACCAACTGTTATAGGATAACTTGTTCCACTTAATGCAGAAAAAGGTAATGATGATCCTTGTAAAGGAGATGGACCAAAACCAGATGCTCTGTAACCTCCAGCTCCACCACCTCCAGCACCATCACTATTAGCACCACCACCTCCACCACCTGCAACCACTAAATAATCTAAACTGTATGAAATAGGTGCTTCAGGCCATGTTCCTTGTGTAACTTTACTAAATTGACTTTGTATTGACCACACACCAGTTGCTTTACTTAATTCTTTTACGACTACGATTCCTGAACCACCTGCTGACCCGGTTCCACCAGCACCGCCACCACCGCCACCACCAGTGTTAGCAGTTCCAGCAATACCATTTTTTGATGGTGCAGGAGATGGACTTGGTCCTGGTCCTGTTGCTCCACCTCCACCACCACCAGTTCCACCTGAACTTGTTCCCTGTTCTCCAGATCCACCGCCTCCACCAGCATAAGCTACACACGAGCCTGTAATATCGTTTGTTGCACCTGCTCCACCATCTCCACCAACACCATTTCCATCTACAGATCCATTTTCACCAGCACCTGTTGCACCACCGCCACCAGCTGAAGAAGTATTACCACTACCTGGAAAAGCACCATTTCCACCAGCATTTCCTTGTGGTGGGTCTACAGGAGGTGTGTTACCAGCACCACCAGTGCTAGAAGATTGTTGAGCCCCACCACCACCTGATCCACCAGCTGTTGCTGGAGTTACTGGTCCTGCAAATCCACTTCTACCACCACCAGCAGATGTGATTGTTAAAAGAACTGAATTACTTCCACTAGTATGACTACTTGTACATGGTGCAGGAGTTCCTGATCCACCAGCTCCAACTGTTGCTGAGATAGTTCCTGAAGCACAAAGAGACGTTCCTTGTAAAGGTGCAGGTCCGTGCCCAGAAGCCCTATATCCTCCAGCTCCACCACCTCCACCAAAATCACTAGAAGCTCCACCACCTCCACCAACAACTAAATAATCTATAACTCTAGTTCCTGGTTGTAATGTGATATCTCCTGATGATGTTTTGGATGTAACAGTGCACTTTCCAAACGAAGTTACATTCGTTTTTCCAATTAATCCTCCGTTACCTGTTCCGCCGCCTCTTGGCATTATGTCCTCCTATGCGGACACCCAAGATGTGCCGTTCCAGTCGTATACTGTTTTAGGATCCGCTGTGTCGTTTGATTTTGTTGCTTCCCAACCTTTGGTGTTGTCAGCTTGATATTTTGTATCGTTCCATGAAATTCTGTATATCCAAACAATAGGATCTTCACCATCATTGACAATCGTTGGATAAGAAATTGGTGCTTGCCAATTATCATCTGCATCTAAAGACCAAGATGCGTAAGGTTGTGGTGCTATAAATTTATCTTTTGTAGAATCATAAACATAACCAATACCTGCGTATTGTTTTCTAAAGTTATGATTGTAAGAAGTTTGTTTCCAAGTTCCACCACCAAAAAAATTTACACACCATGTTTCACCATCAACATGCATATCATTAGCAGCTATAGTTCCATTGTTTGCAGGAATATCATTTCCCACAACAACTACTCTTTCTACAACTTGATGCGTATCAGAAGTGAAACCAGTTGGATCTACTTTTGATTTTAGTTCTGCGAAATGTGCCATTTTATTTTCTCCTTAAAATATTTTATACCAATTTTATATTAAAATCCAGTCCATTCTCCGTTAACAGCTAAATCATATACTTCTTCTAAACTCCAAATTCCAGGGGCCGAAGCGGGTATGCTAACAGATGGTTCTTTAATAACAACTATACCTGAACCACCAGCTGCTCCTAACATGTTTGTTCCAGATGGACTTGGTGATCCACCTGATCCTGCTCCACCAGCTCCACCACCTGTATTAGCAGAACCTGCATTTCCTGGGGTTCCTCCAGTTTTATTACCTGGTCCACCATTTCCACCACCACCAGCTCCACCAGATCCTCCTGTAGAAGTTGAACCTGGGCCAAAAGCATTAGCAAAAGCTCCACCTCCTCCACCACCTGCGTACGTTACATCAGAACCTGTAATTGAA